GCGACTTGTGACTTTACTGCAACGTCTTCAGTTACATTGACTGAAAGATATTTAATCCCTGAGGATTTTCAAGTTAACCTTGAATTGTGTAAAAAAGATTTTGAATCTGACTGGCTTTCTATGGAGCAAGGATTTTCTTCTTTCGACGAGATGCCTAAATCTTTCGCAGATTACTTAATCGGACACGTTGCTGCTAAAGTAGCTTCTAAAACTGAGCAAAACATCTGGAATGGTGTTAATGCTAACGCAGGTGAATATGACGGTCTTGTTACATTGGCTTTAGCTGATGCAGACGTTATTGACGTTGTAGGTGCTTCTGCTGGTGCTGGAGGTGTTACAGCTTCTAACATTATCGCTGAATTAGGTAAAGTAGTAGATGCTATTCCAGCTACTATCTACGGTTCTGACGATTTAGCTATTTACATCTCTCAAGCTGACGCTAGAAGCTATGTAAGAGCGCAAGCTGCTTTAGGTTACAAAGACCTTTATCACGTTGGACAAACTGAAATGGACTTCGAAGGAGTTAAATTATTCGTAGCAAACGGATTGGCTTCTGGAGATATCGTAGCTGCTCAAAAAGCTAACTTATTCTTTGGAACTTCTTTACAATCAGATATGAACGAGGTTAAATTAATCGACCTTGCTGACATCGACGGTTCACAAAACGTTAGAGTAATTATGCGTTTCTCTGCGACTGTAAACTTTGCAATCGGTAGCGAAATTGTTCTTTCTCAATTGGGAGTATAAAACAAAAGGTAACGGGGAGTTAACGCTCCCCTAATTCCTTTATTAATTAATTTTAAACATATACACTATGGCTTGCGATATTTCATTAGGACGCTTAGAAGGCTGCAAAGACCAAGTCGGAGGACTTAAATCTATTTATTTTATCAATTTTTCCGATATGGGTGCTTTGACAGAATCTAACGAGACTATTACTGGAATAGAAAACGGTTATGTAGGAGTCTTATCTGGGACTGTTTCTGTTTCTGCCGCTTCAACTGCAGTCGTAGGTGTAGGCACGTTGTTTACTACAGAATTAGCTGTAGGAGACGGAGTAAAAATAGGAAGCGAAACTTTCATAGTATCAGCAATAGCTGACAATTTGAATCTTACCCTTTCAGTTGCTCACTCTGTTGGAGCTGCTGCTGTTTCAATGACAAAGGCAGAAACAAAAGCTTATAAATACGACCTCAGAGGAAACTCTACTTTCGAGCAATCTTTAACCTCTTCCAGGGAAAACGGCACTACTTTTTGCGAACAGACATTAACTGTTAGTTTAAAAGCACAAGACGCTGCAACCCACAAAGAAGTTAAATCATTAGCATACGGTAGACCTCATATTTTAATAGAAGACAATAACGGAAATATATTTATGGTTGGTCAAACTTTTGGAGCTGAAATGACGGCTTCGACTTCTACGGGAGCTGCAATGGGAGATAAATCTGGCTATGAGCTTTCTTTTGTCGCTTCTGAAAAAGGACTTGCAAAGTTCTACACTAACAATCCTTCTGCTGAATTTGCTGTTCAGTTAGGAGTTTAATAATTAAACAGCATTAACTAATACAAAAACGAATATACTATGGCTTGTGAAATCACACTCGGTAGATTAGAAGGATGTAAGGACCAAGTAGGTGGTCTTGCAGCTATCTATTTTATCAATCACGGAGCAGCTGGCGGATGGACTACAGGAGTAAACGGAGAAATCTCTGCCCCTGTGACGCTTACACCGACTGCGTTTAAATACGACCTTAGAGGTAATTCTACCTTTGAGCAATCTTTAACTTCTTCTAGAGAAAATGGCACTACTTTTGCTGAGCAAACACTTACAGTTAGCTTAAAAGCGCAAGATGCAACGACTCATAAGGAAATAAAACTTTTAGCATACGGAAGACCTCACATCGTTATCGAAGACAACAACGGTAAATTATGGGTTATGGGTTCTGAATACGGAGCAGAAATGACCGCTACAGTTTCAACAGGAGCTGCAATGGGAGATAAATCTGGTTATGAATTAACTTTCGCTGCAATGGAGAAAGAATTAGCACCGTTCTATACTGGAACAGTAGCTACTGACTTCGCTGTGACAGTAGGAGCATAACATCTGCATTTACTGAATAAATTTAGCCTTGGATTCGTCCAGGGCTTTTTTATTATAAAAAGGTGCTTGGGGTGTTTTTAAATAAAGGGAAATGAATTATATTAATCCGACATTTATAGGAAGTCAAAGCTTGAACTTAAATACTCGAGCCAATGCAGGAGATGTATTGACGTGGAGCATTACTGAAGAGGGTAATAACGACGCTACAGCGAGTTTCTCGACAGATACGACGTTCGCTACACTTACTAATGGGAACTACCACCAAACGTTGGCTATATCGTTAAACGATGAAGGTATTACATTGAAAGACGAAACATCTTATACATTAAAAGCCGTTAATGCTTCCAGTGAAGTAGTTTATCGAGGCAAATTATACAGTACGACTCAAAACAAAGAGAGCTATAAAGTAAACGATGATAACTTTTCAGTTCCAAACCTTACTAATGAATTTATAATTATAGAATAATGACAGAATTAATTAATTTAAGCAGCTATACTCAGCCCAAGGCAATCGAGGACAAGCGCAAAAAGTGGGTAGCTTACGGAGAAGATAACGATTATTACCGTTTTCTTATAGACAATTACATTAACTCGGCAACTAACAATGCGGCTATTCGTTCTATTTCAGATTTAATCTACGGACGTGGTCTATCTATCGAAGATATGGACGAGAAGTCTTCGGAAGTTTCAGCTTTACGAGACTTAATTAACCACCGAGATTTAAAAAGAATTATCCTAGAACGCAAAATGCTAGGCCAATCAGCTATGCAAGTAATTTATAGCGGTGCTGGGAATAACAGAAAGGTAGTTAAAATAAAACATTTTCCTATAGAAACTCTGCGTCCAGAAAAAATGAATGCTGAAGGAGTTATCGAAGCTTATTACTATCACCCGAATTGGGTTAATATTAAACCTAATGACGAGTTAAAAAGAATACCTACTTTTGGTAATTCAAAAGAAAAAGTAGAATTGTTTATCATTCAGCCATATATGTCTGGGTATTATTATTTTTCTCCTGTAGATTATTCTGGTGCGATTGCTTACGTTGAACTTGAAAGGGAAATATCTGACTACCTTTTGAATGACGCTAAAAACTCATTTAGTGGCACGAAAGTAATCAATATGAATAATGGTGTTCCCGACCAAGAGCAAAGGGAATTAATCACTCGAGATATAAAAGCTAAACTAACTGGCTCACGAGGTCAAAAAGTTATTGTAGCTTTCAACGAATCAGCAGAAAACAAAACAACGGTTGAGGATATATCTTTAACAGATGCGCCAGCTCATTACGAGTACCTTGCAGCTGAAGCTAGGGATAAAATCCTGGTTGGTCACAGAGTAACGTCTCCAATGCTTTTAGGGATACGAGAAACAGGCGGAGGCTTAGGAAACAACGCAGACGAGATTTTAACAGCTTCACAATTATTTAATTCTACGGTTATATCAATATACCAAGACGAAGTAATCGAAGCGTTAGAGGAAATATTAGAAATAAATGGCGAAGCGCCTAATATGTATTTTATAACTGCACAACCAATCGAGTTTACCGAAGAAGACCAGAACGATACGGAAGCTAAAGGAGGAGCTACTGGAGATTCTGAATCGGTAAACGAGGCCAAAGACGAAACAAATTTATCAGCACACGCAAATTTTAATCCAGAGGAGCAAATCGATTGGCTTACATACCTCTCTAAAAAAGGCGAACAAATCGAAGACTTGGAAGGTTGGGAATTAATATCTTCTGAAATTGACGAAAACGAAGCAGAAGACGAAGATTGGGAAGCTATGTTAAACGCAGACATTAAGCTAAACCTCGCTTCAGCTCCAGCAGACAAACGAGCCAACCCAAGTGAACAAGACACGCCTTGGGTTAAAGTTAGATACGCCTACGTTCAAGGTTCACGCAAATACGGTAAAAGTTCTGGAGGTCAAAAGAAACAAAGAGCCTTTTGTACAGCTATGGAATCAGCCAAAAGAATATATCGAAAAGAAGATATTATTAAAATGCAATCCGATGGCGTTAATTCAGAGTTAGGACACAACAAAGCTCCATATAGTATATGGCGTCACAAAGGCGGGGTTAACTGTCATCACAAATGGGAGAGACGTATTTATATGAAACGAACTAAAGCAGATGGGACTCCTTGGGGAGGCGGTGCAATGAACGGAGTATATAAAGCAACTAAAAAAGAAGCTCGCAAAGGTGGGTATTCTGAAAACAAAAAGAAATTTAAAAACGACACTAGGGTAGCCGAAGCGCAAATAGACCGAGCAGACCGTGGGCACCATCCATCTTATAGTAAAAACAAATAACCAATGGCAGAAGCATTATTAATTAACAGAGAAGATTTAGTTAGAAGGACTCCATTATCTGGAAACTTGGATTTTGACAAAGTAGTACACTATATAAAAATCGCACAAGATATATATATACAGGAACTGCTGGGAACTCAGCTTTACGCTAAGATACAATCAGACGTATTAGGAAACGTTTTAGCGGGAGATTATTT